TCCACTTCTTCAGCAGGCAGTTCGAACTGGCTGAATGCATGCTCTTCACCAATGTCAGCTCGCAGGCTTGACAAGTCGCCCAGTGCCACCAAATGGTTGGCCTTGGCACTGTCGTAGCTTTCTTGCAGGATGCGTCCGTTAAAGTGCAAGTAACCATCCCAATGACAGTAGATACTTTTGACGTTGTTGCCGTGCATGACACCAATTCGACTGCGTGTTCCCATCATCAACTCCTTTTGTTACAATATGTTCATATTATAGCATTTTGGCCATTATTGGTCAACCAAAAAAGTACTACTGCAAAAGTAGTACTTTTTGTTACTCACCAAACTCGTACATGAACTGCGCCATGCTGGGATCTAGGTTGACTAGATCTTGTGCGGCACCGGTCAGTGCGCGATAGCGAGCTTGTACTTGACTACGGGGCAGTTCGCCGTCGCAACTTAAATTTTCAGGACTGAGTTTGGCGTCAATCATTTTTGCCACACGCTCACGACCTTGTGCTGTGGCAACTTCGTAGGCCACAAACTTAGGGTTGAACATGCTGGACCAATCGTTCTCTTGTTTGAGCAGTGTGTTGAGTGCTTTCATTTCCAACTCCTTGTTGTTACAATATGTCTATATTATAGCAGAACAAGTATTTTTGGTCAAATTAGGCGATACCAGCTACATCACCCATTTGCTGTGATGAATTTTATGTCATCTACTGATCAACTCCAAAATGTTTCTTGCTTTTGTCAATTAATTTAAGAAAATGATAAATTTTACTTTGATGACATTTGATGACATCTGATCTGACAGCAGTAGATTTGAATTCTTCTACCAATTTAATTTCTTCTTCTAATATGCCAATGAATTCTTTTACCATCAACTCAGAAAAGTTTTTGGTATCAAAATGTAAATGGCCGTCCACCAGAGCTCCGTCGACCCGATGACTCCAACATTGTTTTTCTAATGCTTTAATTCGTTCGTTCATTGTGCTTTCCAAATTTCTTGATAGCCTTCAGATTCTGCAGGAGGCTCAAAAGAATCAATCATGTGTTGTATAACTGATTCGGGAATCAATTTGCCCGGGCGCTGAGCAAGTCTGCGTTTCAGCTCCTCAGGAGCAGGCGTGTCGAACACCACAGCAATGTGACGATAGCCCGGCAAGCTTGCGAACTTTCGGCTTCGGCTGGCCCTGGTCAAACTGGTTTGGTCCCAGATAATGTCACGACCTTGTTGTTGGGCTTGATCAATTTCAATCATCATGGTCTTGATGGCCGCAGGCATAAACTGATCAAATACTGCGGTGTAGGTCAAGCCCAGTTCTCGAGCAAACACCTCAATCCAGCGATCAGTGCTGACAATCACACAGTTTTGAGCCCAATCTTGTTGCGCAACCCAGGTGCTTTTGCCTGAACCAGGCACGCCTACTAGGACATACACAGTTGGCATTTGATCAATCACCACTGGGTTTTTTGTCAACTTCAAGTTCTCTGTGTTTACGACGAGCCGCAGCCAATATAAACACCTTTTCGTTGTCTGAGGTCCAATCAGAATCCAGTTTAACACCGTTGATAGAGTGAGGCTCAGAGTTGTCATAAGTCCAGCCTAATGCTTTCATCATACGATGTTTGACCAACAGATTGGGGCTACGGAACACTTCGGTATCATCGAATCCCAACATAACACCAATTTCGCAAACAGCACCGCTACGGCAAACACCAGCGTGGCAATGAACAACAACGTTCATGCGATTTTCCAGTGCATGTTGTAGCAGTCGAACAAGTTCATTGGCCTGTTCTTGACTACATCGCATGGCTTCGTCCAATACAAAGTCTTTTTCTTCGATGTCTAAAAATTGGAACTGATGAACTTGTTTAAAGTTATATTTGGGTGTGGGAAAATCTCCGGGGGGATCTACAATTTGAATCAGCATAGAGTTGATGCCAGCATCAAAGTGATGTCCTTTTTGGACATCAGTGAGTGCTATGTTTTGAATCCACGGCATGTGCTACCTCTAATTAATCTGAATAAGAACGTCGTCGAGGCAATGCTGCAAGTTCGCGCATTAGATATTCACGCCCTATTTTGCCTTGCTCAATTTCCAACATGGCCGTGACCCCATGACCATGTTGACTGGTAACTTTGGCACGACTGCCTCGAGCCAGTTCTCGCATACGCAAGGCCGCAATTAATACCAGTTCGTAACGATTGCCAATTGCTTCTGCAGCGGCTTGACTGGTGAGTCCGGCAGTTCGGTTGATATTTTTCATAATGTACTTTCTGATGTATTTCCGTTTGAATGACGATTACGAATTGTGTCAGTGTCCTGAAACAGTCGCTTTTCTTGCTGGGTTAATCGATCTTTATGTGTCTTGCGAGGATTGCCACATAAAAAACACTGCGGGTTACCACAATCCATGGCGTGACGTTTGTGTAAGCGATGTGGATCTCGCACAGGTGCGCTGTGTGCCCGGGCAATTTTAACTTGTCTGGCCACAGCAATGTCGGTCTTGTGCCGGCGCCGTGAATTAACAAATTTGGCCAAATCGTTGCTCATCCGCCACGTCCTATTGCTCGTTGTATTGGCCTACCAGCCACTGCAGGAGTGCCAGATTTTTTTGTTTTGCTATCTTGACCCGATTTGGTCTTGGCATCAGGGTGGGTAGCCGCATGTTTTTTGGCCAATGCGTCTTTCAACGTATCGGTAAGTTTCTTAGGGGTAGTTGAGTCAGTCATGCAATTATTTAATGCTGTTTGTTGATTATAGCAAAGTTATAACATGTTGTCAATTAATTTGGATTCTGTACTATATCAATTGCCTGGAGTTGGATTTCTGTAAATTTTTACCGCATGTCGGTCAAGGCGTACTCGTTCGTTGTGATCAACGTTGCGACTCACGTACAATCCTGGCCCAATATCAACATTGTTGCCCACAGTACATCCCTGATGTGAAAATATCATAGAACCAATACCAACATATGAATCGTGCCCCACTGTGCCTTTTAAGCTGCTCATGCGTTGCATCACACTGTTGTGCCCGACCATGCTGTGGTGCCCCAGGGTAACATTGTCCATGATGCACACAAAATCATCTATCACACAGTTGGGTTCGATTGTGGTGGCGTTGCCTACAAACACGTTCTTTCCTAATTTAGCAAACCGACTGACATAGCTCAAGTCACTGATGAGATTTGCACAAGGCAACTGATATAGATTGACCAGGTCAATCAGTTGTTTGCGTTTTAAGGTGTCTCTAAGATTGTCGTCGTTGGGATTCCAGTTTACACAGATAAAAAATTCTACATTTTGGTAATGTTCGGGATCAGTTTCAAAAATTTTTTCTGAGTTAATTACCGGAACTTCACAAAACGTAGCTCGATTACCAAACCAGTCGCTGTCAATGATACCTACTATTTCATAGCCCAATCGTTCAGCAGCTTCTATCTGTATGCCCATGGACACACTGGTTCCTAGAAAAATAATTCTTTTTGACATCTGCTGTTGATATTTAGGTAATTGAGTCACAGTATAACAAAGAACGCATTGTGTGTCAAGAGAAAAGGGCCCGGAGGCCCTTTTTGTTTAGCGTGTCATAAAATACATAGTGATTTCAAAACCATAACGCATGTCTTGCGCGGCGGGTGTAGTCCATTTCATAGTAGTCTCCTTTGGTTAAACATACTGTTGTATGTATAAGGATTGTACAGTGAAAACTGCCTGAATCATATCCTGGCAATCATGATTTTGCTCTCGTGAAACTCACTAAGTGTTTACGCTACCAACTGGTATTCTTCCTTGCCGCAACCACATTCTGGACAGATGTGGTATTTGTCCAAGTCTTCAAACAGGCCATCTTCGGCTTCGTCATGAATATGACCACACACTGCGCACATGTATTGTTGCATGGAGGTCTCCTTATTGTGCAGCTTTGTGAGCGTCCAATGCTTTGGTAAAGCGATTGGCATGTGAACGTTCTGCTTTGGCCAAGGTTTCAAACCAGTCAGCAACTTCGTCAAAACCTTCGTCACGTGCTGTTTTGGCCATGCCAGGATACATGTCGGTATACTCGTGTGTTTCACCATGGATAGCACTTTCCAATGCCTCAGTCACGGTCCGGGCAGTCATTCCTGTACCAGGATCACCTGCACCACCTTCAATCAGGTATTCCATGTGACCATGTGCATGTCCAGTTTCGCCTTCGGCAGTGCTACGGAACAAGGCAGCAATGTCGTTGTCTCCAGCTACGTCAGCCATGTTTGCGAAATACAAGTAGCGTCGATTGGCTTGTGATTCGCCGGCAAATGCTTCTTTCAAATTCAATTCAGTTCGGGTTCCTTTTACGGATTGTGTCATGGGTTCCTCCTATTAGTGACAT